ACAACAATCTTCTACTCTGACCACGAGTCTGACTCGTCCTGGTCAGGCTAACTCCGCGGGTGACGCCCGCGCTCTGTATCTCAAGCTTTTTAGCGGTGAGATGTTCAAAGGTTTCGAGTACAATGCTATCGCTCGTGACCTGGTGATGAAGCGTTCTCTGAAGAACGGTAAGTCCCTCCAGTTCATCTACACTGGACACACCAAGGCTGAATTCCATACCCCCGGTAACGCTATCCTCGGTAACACCGATGGCGCACCCCCGGTGGCAGAAAAGACCATCACGGTTGACCAGCTGCTGATCAGCTCGGCTTTCGTGTATGAGCTTGATGAAATCCTCAGCCACTACGATCTGCGTAGCGAGATCTCCCGTAAGATCGGCTATGCCCTGGCTCAGAAGTACGATCGTCTGATCTTCCGTGCTCTGACCCGTGGTGCTCGTGCTGCTTCGCCTATCACCAAGACCGGCTTCGTTGAGCCCGGTGGTACTCAGATCCGTGTCGGCGCTACCACTAACGCTTCTGATGCTTATAATGCTAACAACCTGGTTGCTGCATTCTATGATGCTGCTGCCTCCCTTGACGAGAAGGGCGTTAGCTCCGACGGTCGTGTTGCCGTCCTGAACCCTCGTCAGTACTACGAACTGATCCAAGCCATCGGCGGTACCGGTTCGGGTGCTTACCTTGTTAACCGCGACACCCAGGGTGATGCCCTGCAGTCCGGTCAAGGTATCATGGAAATTGCAGGTATCCGTATCTACAAGTCCATGAACATTCCGTTCTTCTCCAACTACGGTACCAAGTATGGTACTGGCTCTGCTACCAACCCTGGCGTTACCGATCCTGGTAACACCGGTTCCTTCGTTGGTGAGGGTCTGGAAGATGCTCGTAACTCTGTTGCTGGTATCGAGAACGAGTATGGTCAAGCCTCTAACTTCGCCAACAGCTGTGGCCTCATCTTCCAACGTGAAGGTGCTGGTTGCGTGGAGACCCTTGGTCCCCAGGTCCAAGTGACCAGCGGCGACGTGTCGGTTGTCTATCAAGGAGACGTCATCCTGGGTCGTTTGGCCATGGGAGCTGACTACCTGAATCCTGCTGCTTGTGTGGAACTGTACGCTGGTACTGCCACTGCACCTGCTGCATTCTGATTTTTATTTTGTTCACGGGGGACTTTTCGGAGTCCCCTTTTTTTTTATTTGTAGTTATGCCTGTCTACGCTGCATCTACCGAACTGGATGCTGTTAACGAAATTTTAACGTCTGTGGGACAGGCTGCTGTCACCACACTCGATCTACGTAACCCTGAAGTCTCTATCGTCCTCACGACCTTAAGAGAACAGAACAAGCTAGTACAAGCACAAGGCTGGACTTTTAACACTGAGCGGCACTATACACTACAGCCTGATGCATCCACCAAACATATTGTCTACCCAGATAATATACTTTCTATTGATGCTAACAGAGATGCACATCTAGAAACTTATGATATTGTAAAACGAAACGGTCGTCTGTACGATAGGTACAACCACACCGATCAGTTTGATAATAATCTAGATTGCGACATTGTATGGTTGATTGACTTCGCGGATGTACCTGCACCTTTGCAAATATACATCACTGCTAGGTCTGCTCGGGTGTGTGCAATTAACATGGTTGGCGACGCTACTCTCAACAAACTACTTGAGGAGCAGGAGATTAACGCCAAGTCTACAGCCATGGAATATGAAACCCAACAAGGAGACTACTCGTTCTTCGGGTTCCGTGATGGGGAAAACTATTACAACAGCTATCAACCTTTCCAAGCGTTAATTAGATGAGCACACTAAGTCAGCGGATACCCAGTTTGCTTAAGGGTATCAGTCAACAACCCGATAATAAAAAGTTCCCTGGGCAGCTGACGGAAGCATCTAACGCCTTTCCTGACTTTGTTAACGGTCTTGTCAAAAGACCTGGACAAGAGTTTTTTGGGGAACTTGTCAACAGCAGCACGTCACCAGATAACACCTGCTGGTTTATCATCGTTCGTGATGAGGAA